AATAGTGTACCCTGTATACCTACGAAGTTATCCAAGTATTTATCAGTAAGGGGATCTATTTGGATGAGATATGTATTCCTACTTACCCCTCGGCTAGTAGCCGTATATAAACCTCCATCCCTCACAGTGATTTGTACCTGCATTCGAGAGATATCCAGCTTATACTCTGCCTCTATACCCCTACGATATAGGTTAAGCTGCACCTCCGCATCATGGAGGTCCTTCTCATCCTCGTTATACTCAAACTTAGCATCCTTACCCCTGCCTATCTTAACCACCCCTAATGCTCTAGCTACTCTGAAACTACCCCAGGTTTTATAATCTGTGAGTACCCACTTGTCATCCTCATATTCTAGATTATCTATTGTACCTTGTACTCCACCTTGGTTAAAGTGTAACTCACTCACTATGGTAGATTTATTAGCACCTATGGGGAAGGTGTCTGTATCCTCTAATAACTTATGATGTGTACTACCCAATAGAGCAAATGCCCTGTCCTCCACACTAGTTACATACGGGAACTTAGCCTTGAGATATTCCTGCATGGTACCATTTAACAAACTAGTCACATGAGGAGTGCCATCCCACTTGCGCTCACCTTGAGCTATGGCTAGTAATGTGGCTTTACTTGCACATCGCTGGTACATCCGGCACTGAGCGAGACAACTCTCAATACTAATCTCCTCGCCATCCGGACACCTGAAACCTTTAAGTGGCATAGTTAACCTCCAACTACAATTGAACTATATCCCCACCCTACCCCTCCCCACCTACATTTCGTGAACTGAGAATCCCTAGATTTATAGGTGAGAAGGGGAGGGTATGTTAGTACTCTTACAGGTTGTTGGTTTGATATCACCGTCAAACTGTAGGAGATAGTAACCTAATCTGGTATGATCGAGTAAGTCCCGTCATCATTCTTACCAATCTTACCCGCTGCTTCCTGAGTTGGTATGAACTGTCCGTTTAGAATCTGACTGGAGTATTCAGAACCTTTAACTATAGGGTCCTTCACTGCCTCCTGCTGGAACTGCTGGATAGTCTTACCATCAAGGATAGAAAGGGTATGGGCTAGTGGGTCAACTTTAGATTTAGGTTCTACTACATCACTAAACCCCTGAGCTTCCACTACCTGCCATGCTTCTGTATCTACTAATCCACCTTGATCTCTATTGTATATCTGCTTACCACCAGTGTAATGGAGTAGTAACCTTTTACCCACTGCATCAGGTAAGTCCTGATTCTCTCTATAGAACGCATTTAGGCTATCTAGGAATATCCCACTACGGCTGTTCTTACTAACCTCACCCGCATCATTAGGTGAGTAGGATATATCTACCTGTGCAATAGGAAAGTCATAAGGTTCAGTGGATTCTAACACTTCTACGTTCTCAAAATCATACTGTATTGCATACCCACTATCACCAGATTGATACTTTACTTCCTTTACAGTATAATCCTGCAAATCACCCCAGAACTTCCTCAATGGAGTCCTCGGCCCTCCACCTTCCCGAAGGTTCTTACTAGACAGTTTAGCTTTTAAATCCGATACCATTATTTACCTCCTGAATATCTTAACCAATCCCCCTACTAATAGGGGAAATCCTACGATAAGTATAGTATAAATTACTATCTCAATATGTCCCTCCCTTCCTGCTAATTATAACATTATTATTGACTGATGTCAAGGGGTAAGCTTATAGTATAATTATTATGCTCTTCGGGATAATAAATTAAATGCTATAGATAGTATACTATGTATATAATCATTGTATTATGGTTGTTTTATCTCTGTAAGCTGGAAGCCATACTCTACGAATAGAGGTTCAAATCTATCCCATATCTCCTTTAAGCAGGTGGTCTATTATTTATCATATCTATTTCCTCCTGAATATAATATAAATGCCGATAGGTACTATCTATAGCATTTAATAAATTATCCCTGTTTAGTGTATTGAACTAGTGTAATAGTCCCTTGCTCACGAAACTTATTAAGGTCTACGTGCACTAGTTGGGTGCCATCTATTCCCTTGCCTATCTCTAGGGTAATGGTCTTAACATTACGTGTATGATTATCTAAATAGGTAAAGCAGGTAGCTGTCCAAGATTCAATTAACTTATCCCTCTCATTCTCTAGAGCTTCTCGTACCTCCACCGCATGTTTATAGGAGCAGTGGAGATCATCACGTAATAACTCTGTGTATTCAGTGCGTTTACCTATTTGTAGCAATGTACAGTTACGGCAGAGCATAAGGATAGTATGTGGGTCTACTCTAATATGACTAGGTATCCCCATTTTACGCATGGTATACCAGTCCTCAATGAAGGTAGGGTAGATGGGTTGTTTCTGACAAAGGTAAAGGTCTTGAAAGTTACATACGGGTGGTCCTTTAAAGTTACTGGCTACAAACCAATCATCACTGTACTCTAAATCTAGATAGGATACAATATCTCTACGATACCCATCTATTAACTCCATGTGTAGTTTTTGGGTATGGCGGTTCATCTATGTTCCTCTCTAAAGTGTACAAGGAAGCAGTCTATACAGAGTGTCACTTTACACCGTCTACATCTAGTATGGCACTGCTCGAAACAGTCGGTACAGAGATAGAACCATTCATCACCAGTTGTAGATAGCGAAGTCACCACAATTCTTCCTTATACAAGCTGAATAACCCTGAGCAGTAGTACCTTCTGGGTGTACGGTGTAGTGTGCGACGTGGTTATGTAGGTTCATCTGACACAGCACCCATCCTAGGTTAGGTAGTATTACTAGCTTCCTCAACATCCTTCTTAACACTTATCTCCTCCTTACTAGGTATCCTTACCTTAAATATTAGATCACGTTCATCTATCTCCACCTCTATAGGTGACAGTGTAGTCTTGGCATTACGGGGATTCTTAGTGAAGGTGAGAGTGAGGTAGTGCATAGGTTTACTAGCCACATGTTTAAGATGAATACTAGTATCAAACCAGTTTTCAAAATAGCTACTACCAAATAACTCTTCACCCCATTGGATAGCGTCTAGGTCTAACCCTTGAGACTGTTTACGTAGATGTGCAAAGACTATAATACCTAAGTTATACTTATGGGCCAGGTTGTCTAAATTATCCTGCCACCGTTGTACATCTACTGCATCAGCAGTACTACGGGTGAAGGTTTTATACAAGGGGTCTACCATTAGTACATCAGGTCTAATCCGGGATATCTCACGCTCTAGTAACTTAGCCTCTAGAGGTGCATCCAACTTCAATACAGGTTCGTTGATCCAGTATAGGTTAGGTACAGTATTATCCTTATAAGGGTTATGTCTGAGGTAATCACGGATGCGTTCTTGATATGCGAACTTAGGTACCTCAATCTGGACAGATATAACCTTAGACTTAGTAGTGTGTTTGCCAAACCATGATTCACCCTTGGCTAGTACAAATGCAGTGTGCATGGCGACCATGGATTTCCATGAACCATACTTGCCGAAGATTATTAGTCTCCCCCCTGGATAGAGTATAGAGTCCTGAATAATGTTCTTTATATCAGGTGGTTTCCATGTCATGAAGGAGGCAGTGGATTCAATGTCCATGAGGTACCCAGTTCAATACTCTCTGAGATGGAAAGAACTCACGTAATATTTCTGAATTAAAGTGTCGACTTAGACAGATAGGATGGAATAGAGAATAGCAGATAGGACAGGATACCATATACCCTTGAATCTGTTTACAGTACCAGCATGGCACTAACCTAATACCTCTTTAGATTTCATAACTATTAATTCCTCACTAGCTTGTGAACGGGTGAGTAGGTGGCAAGTGCCAGTGGATTGACAGATTACATCCATTAATTGGCAACCTTTGCAGGACGGTAGGTTAGATAGTGAATAGACTAACCCTAACCTCTTACGCCAACGAGATACAGTACTACGGTCAAGGTTAAGTGTGTTACCTACCTTATATAATGAACCTTCAGTAAGTAAGATTTCAATTGACTGCCCAAACTTTAACTCATAGTACCTCATATGTTTAGTTTTAAGGTGATTAGGTATACGAGTAGGTGGTTCAGGCCGTTTACGTACTTGTTTTTTACTTTTAGATACCTGTATACTCTCAACACCATGTTGGTTGAGAATATCTCGGCGTATATCTGCGAGGCGTCTACCCATTTCATTTATACTGTTGCAACTTACTCATTTCATTCTACCTCCATATATTCAATTCATCCTTATTATAGCATTAAAGTGTGACTATTGTCAAGCAGATAAATTACCCCTTGACAAAGGTATCGCAATGTGATAGAATATGGGCACGATGGATGAAAGGGGCATCTGAAATTACGAAGGTCGAGTATGTTAATAGTACATTATTTAGGAGGTAAACATGGTTAACTTTGCAGATATGTCTGCAGAGGAACTAGCAGAGGCTAAGTCACAACTGCTAGAGGTAGAGAAAGGTCAGAAAAAGTTAGCTAAAGAGACTGCTCAAAAGGAGGCGCAACAGAAACTAGCTGGATTGGTGGGTAATTACTTCCCCGATAACAAGGCCGCTACCAAAGTTATGAATGAACTTGAGGAGAGCGGGTTTAGTGGGCTAGAGTTTAGTATCACTAAGGTAGATGGAGTGGTAACGACTAGTTTCAAAGCAAAGGGAGGTGCTGGAGGAGGTGGCGGTGAGAGGAGACCTGGAGTACCAGTAAGTGAACAGTTTGAACAGTTCGCTACGGAAGAGGATAGAACTGAGATGCAGAAACTAGAGGATGAGTATGGACCTAATGACTCACTCTCTAAGGAGGATAAAAAGAAAAAGTCTTCCGCTCAGTGGGCATTGCCCTCAATTTCCCCTGGTAGAGTAATTACCTCTACTGGGGGTTATTTTTTATCCAATTTAACAGAGCATATTCAATGCACTGTTCCATGTATACTTCTATTAAGTCTCAGCGGTTAGTTATGAATAGTCCATAGAGTGGACTCTTGAACATTCATGGGGTACGTTGGTATCTAGAATCCATTGGTGTAGTTCTTGACCTAGGCTAGCGGCCTTAGAGTCCAATGCACTTCCCAGTCCATCATACCCTCCGATAAAAGATCTCCACCAGTCTATAGGTCTGCCAATAAACTTAGCAGCAGCCATAATTTGGTCATCTGAGCTACTAGCCTTTAATCGCTCACCTGCGATTAGTAGATCAGTGGGTCAGGCTACACCTCCTTTCATAATAGTCCATATACCTAATTTTGCTTTGGATCTAAAGGTATGGACTAGTTCCATCTCTGACCGTGAGATATGGTGTTTGAGTAGGGCAAGGATCTCATCATTAGTCATTACTTAGCTTCCTTTAGTCGTTTAAGTGCGGCAGAGTGGTGGTCTCTACCATGTATGTTGTACTCTATACTACCTTCGTATCCCAACCACTTAGCAATTTTATCTACCATGTTATCTACGGTATCTAGATCACCCTCTATAGGGTAATAGTAGTTATCCTCAGCCAAGTCAAACTTACAACCACTTACAGTAGCTGCTTTACTGGCAGGTCAGAGGCCCACACCTTTCTTGCCGTAGGCTACTACTCGAGCCGACTGTGCACCATCAATAAAAGATATAGCTCGACTAGACTTAGCTGCTAATTTCTCTTGTTCAGTTAACATTACTTAGTCTTTAACCTTTCTGCTATCAAACTTAAAGACTCTGCTATATCTACAAGCACGAATCTTAGAGGTGAAATTACATTACAGAGCATCATCATATCATCACTACTATTTCCAGGGTATGGGTAGTTCTGGTCCTCACCCTGTTTTAGAATCTTATCTAAGTCTCGCATTACTTATCCTCCGTTACTTAACCTATTATACTCAGCCTTAAACTTACCCGCTAGCTCTTTCCACTTTGCATTTTCCTTCCGTAGGCAGGCCAGTTCATTAAGTAAGGTGCCTACCATATGCTCAAAGGACTCCAGGTTAATAGTAGTATAGTTAGTACTTAACTTCTTTTCTACTGCCTGGACTGCATGGTGATGAGACTCTGTTGGTTGATGGGATTCTTTTGGTTCAGGTACACGAAAGTCTATCTGATGGGCATGGTGTTGATCTAACCACTTACCCCTAAGAAAGTATAGACTAAATTCTTTCCGTGCTTTAATCCTAATACTTCTACCCATCCGTCCTAACTGTTCACCTATAGCCTCGGGATCTACGTCTAGGTCTACTAACCCTTTAATCTTTTTAATTTCCTCTGGTCGCCACTGTTTGTTAGTTCTATTCCTTACCAACATCAGTCTGTCTCCTCTCTAAATGTATACCCACAGTTAGTGCATATGAACCATAAATGCTCCTCTCTAACAGACATTACCTTGAAACTATTCTTCGCCGCAGTGTACCCACAACTAGGACATTGTAGCAAGGTAGGATTCCAGTTTACTCAACCGCTGCTGTAACTTGGATACCTTACGTACTGAGCTTAATAGAAGTATCTGTTGTACTTGTTCTATTTGCCGTTGTACCACTGCTAGTAATGTAGGGTATATCTTGTGGCGATAGAGGTATGATATTGTACCGTGAGCACAAGCTATGGTGTATACCTCGTATAACCCATTATCATACTTAATAGGTGATATAGATATAGCACATACCTCACAGCCTGGAGTATCACAGCCTAGTACATGTTGTTTAAGTGCACCCATTATTCTCCCCCCATTAACTTATCTAACTCTTGGCTAATAGGACGGATAATTATCCTACCTCTATCTACCATCATCGCCACCATATCTCCAGGGTGAGTACCTATTTCTTTAGCAATCTCCATAGGTATATAAAGAACCTGCTGTTGACCGTCCCGACCCTTTTTACCTATCCTACTTACTTTTACTTTCCTCATTACTTGCCTCCCTTAGTATTAACTTTTGACCTCGACCTAGCCCCAACCCTCTCCCATATAGATGATAGTCATCTTTACACATATAAGCCCAGGGACCGTGGATGGTCTTGCCATCTACATAGGCAGGTGACTTTTTACAGATATCACAAGTAGGGATAAAATCCATTTCTGCTTGAGTGTGTGGCCAAACCTTAGAAGTATCCTTCTTCATTACTTCCTCCTCATATTAAACCTTTTAGCTATACTACCTATACGTTGACGAGATAGTCCATACCTATCACCTATTACTTGATAGCTCAGTTCAGGATGTGAAGAGATATACCTGGCTATCTCATAGGTAATCAAAGACATACGTGGTGAGAATATAGAGGTGAGTCTAACTGTCATTAGTGTCTATTCATCCTCTCTCCAGACTACCACATTATTACTGTCCACTATGTCCACTCCATCACTGTGATGCTTTACATATGCTTCGTGCTTTACTTGAGGATAGTTATTTAATATCTTAGTTAACCCACATACACCTTTTGAATTAGGTTTATTAACATAGCAGTGGTACTTAGGATGAGTTAATATTACCGCATCGCCTGGTTGAAGACTATTAATTATATCTATGAACTCACTCACATCCTTAGATAATCCCCTGCGTCCGCCACCTTTATCAAGGTCTAACTCTGATACTTTAGTCTTTTTAATAATCTTCATCTATCTGTTCCAATCCCTTATCAGTGATAGCCAGGAGAGGTTCACCCTTCCGCCATGTTACTGCAACAGACCCATCTCTAATCATATCTACCATAGCTGCATCTACTTCATGTATCCATCTAGCCTTAGGCACCTTGTTCTGTGCAGCCAACCACAACTCATACTGAGCAGCGGGGTCATGTGTACCGCCTAATTCACTAGTCATCATCACCCCCTAGTTCTATCTGTGTATGCACTATATGAATAGGATCACCCATATCATACTCGCCACACCCTGGGCAGTAGCTGTCAGGTGGAGACATGTCATCTGCAAGAGGATGACTGTTCTCCTCAAGTAAATCATGTAACCCTATATAGATCTCTTCAGACAGTACCCAAGGCCGCTCGTGAAAGAGCAACCCAATTAATCCCTTATCATCTGCACCCCTTGTAGCTATACTACAATTGACAATAATCTGACGCTCTTCAAGGGTAGTTGTTATCTCCATGCCATCTGTATGTCGTCGTACTTTCATGCGATGGACTTATGTAAACACGTATAGCACACCCATTCAAAGCTGGCTTCAATGTCATCTGGCTTGGTAATCTCTATCTCTGTGATCTCACTGGGCTGCTTCACTTCTCCACATTCTTTACATGTCATGGTGATCTCCTTTATAGATCCTATTTATATCTTCGCCTATATATATTATAACAGAAAGTATGACCGTTGTCAATAGGTGATTAAAGGGTTAAGTCCAAGGTGTGACCTGATACATGCCTTACAATACCCTGACTTGCCAGCGGTTAACCTCACTGCCTTACCACACCCTTTGCACAGTTTAATTCGCCTACCTTTACGTCGAGGTAGAGAGTAATGTATAATACTCAACACCCATACCACCATCTATAGTATCTCAACTTATATACCTTAAAATCAGGGCCTAGTAACTTGATTAGTAATTGTAATTCTTTAAGTGTCATTACCTATCTCCTACGCTGTACTCAAGGCTTCTAACTTAGCACTCCAATCGGTGACGTTTAAGGTGACCTCTTCAAGGGACTCGGTGTAGATGGCACGGTAAGCCTTACCCATGACATCGCATCTCACACAGTCTGTGTGCCACTCGCTAAGGTGAAGCTCCTGCTCATCTGTGTCGCTCAACTCATACCACGCATTAAGTACGGCACTCGTCGCAACGGCAAGTTCCCGTACACTGGCCTTGAACGCCTTCTGTTTGTCTGGCTGTTGCCGAGTATGCATGTTATTACCCTCCTCTGTTGCAATGTACTACCCTAAAGGTAGCATATATTCTATACTTTCACGCTCGCATTGACCTTCGCAGGCAGAGATATGGTCCATCTTAGTCCCTTACTTGTCCAACCCTACTCACAAAAAGAGACAGGGGCGGCTCCCTACCCCTATCTCTTATTGCAATTACCAGCTTAGATTTTGTTTTTCACACCAGGCACGCATCTTGGCATCACGTTTGCCACTTAAATTCTTTCTGGCGTGGGCATCTTTTTCCATTTTGATTTCACGATCAAGCTCTAGCACCAAAGCTAATAGCTCAGAGGGCGGATTGCTGTTATCGAATGTGCCTCTAAGATCGCCTGTTGTTTTGCGCTCGCCGTTGCTCGCTGTTCTTTTACGGCCTATTGTCACACAATGTATTTGGCCATTCTCGTCGTAAGCGAAGCCGAAGCCGTTGTAGCCTATTGCTACAAACTTTTCTACAATGTCAATTCTAGCTTTTCGGTCGGCCGTGTTTACGTTTGTAGCTTCGGCAAGCAAGCTGTCAAGCGTACGCTTTTTGAGCGTACCCTCAGCTTCAGCTAATTGTGCTTTCAATACAGCCAGCTTCGTGGCGTCAACGTCAGCAAAAGGATTGATTGTTTCAACGTTTGGCGTCATTGTCAATTTCTCCTATTTGTGTTCAGGCTCAATTTAGAACACGACAAGCTATTAGCTAAATGAAAGCAAGCTCAGGGCTATCGTTATATGTTAACGTGATTGCTGTTGTACAATGTATTGATACGATCAAGCAATCATGGCACATATATAAAGAATCAAGCTCATAGGGCGTATTGTTCGTAAAGGGGAAGGCGTCAACGATACGTATATCGTCGCCGCAAGCGGCACACAATGTCATTTTAACGTTCGTTGAATGTTGATGGCAAGGGCAACAAATTATTATATCATTAGACATGATTTTTCCTTAATTTGTCGTGCCCTAAAATGAGCCTGAACACGCTATATATTTAATTGTTAATGTGCAAGCTGGGAGCCTAAGCCCGCTATCAATCATGCCGCATGCCTCAATATTGCGGCTGTCGTATTTAATTGACATTCATAATATATCATATGCTGTTAGCGTTGTCAATAGCACAGGCGTTCGACTTTTGGCATTGGCGCCAAATGCGATCCATTGTTTGTTGTATGTGCAATTACAATTGATTGCATGTGCGATAGCATGCATATGCAATCGTTTGCAAATGCGGATGACATGTATGTGCAATGATATGCATGTGCGAATGACATGCAACAACAGTAGAACAAATGTTCGCCAGCCTAGCCTATAGAACTAATGTTCAGCACAAATGTTCTAATATTCCAACTGCAAATTTAGAACTAATGTTCTAATATGCCTGGGGCGCATGTAGCACAAATGTCTAGCACATATGATTAGCACGCCTGTGCTAATTTGATGTAACTTTCTTATACCCTATACCACTATGTCAGTAAGGTCTAATTTGGTAAAGTGAAAACATTATGTCAAGTGGGATAGGTATTAGTTATCTTCTATTATTTGCCCGCTAGCTAGTCAATGTCACGATAGCGTTTTTGTAGATTGCCTGCCCATTTTCGGATAGGCTATCTGGAACTAGCATGGGGGAAGGTCTGAAATAACTTTCCATGTGGCACAACCGTGCATATTCTGGTGACCATTGGCCGTTATAGCACTCTGATAATGCCAGGTACCACGCTTCACATATGTCGAGACGATTGAAATACATCGGTTAACTTCCTCCCTACTGCTGATCACTCTAGATCATGGGTGACGAACTTGCGGGTGTTATCCTCGAACTCTACCAGGGCCATCCCGTTGGAGTCTATGGAGAGTAGTTTGAGGGGGTTATCTGGGGTATTGTACTTATCCCACACCGCCTGGTGAGAGTGATTAAAAAGGGGCCGCTCGTAGTAATTTAACTCAGCCATTATTTCATCCCCTCTACCCTTTCCACCCAGTCTGAGATTACCATGTTTATCTCGGGAGATATTAGTAGTTTACTTCCTATACTTACCACCTGTGCGGGACTAACCTCCATGATGCAGATTTGATTGTCAAAGTTGGAGAAGGTGAGGACTAGCTTGATATTGCCGGATAGATCCTCAATCCTAATCACATCTTCTAGAGTAGCGCCTTGGACTCGTTTAAGTATATCATCACGCTGGTTCATTTATTAGACTCCATCACTCCTTAGTCTAAAGCATCCACCATTTTCAACTATATTATCCATCCCTGTCCATAGCGCAAGTTTAGCAGTTTGGTATAAGTAACGATCCTTATTCCACGCACACTGAGCACAATTAGCGATAGTTCGACCTATGATAGTAATATCCTCTATCCATAAAAACTCTGCTTGATCTCTATAATGCTCTGTCCCTGGTACATTTGGTTTATTCTCAACTAACATTCTGGAATTCCTTTACTGCGTGGAAAATGCCCTCAGCAGGAGATTTAACCCAGGTTTCGAAGTAACCATCTGAAACAGGGTGACATTCTAATCCCTGGAGTTCATCTATGAATACATCTATAGGTACGCCATGTTGGATACCAGCAGAGATAACTCTAGTTAATGCTTCTACCCAGACTTTGAGGCAGGGGTTAGCTTTACCCTCGCCTTCAGTAGGTTTACCTAGATTGGCGATAAGTTCAAAAGGTTTACCTTTTACCTTGTAGCCGATGGTGAGGTATAGTATGCCATGACCGGTTTGCACCTTAGGTGTGACTGATTGGAGGAACTGGGGTCGTACCTTTTTACGCACTTTTACTCCCATGCTTGTAGTTACGGGTTTTATTGTACTCCATTTTATCCAATATCACCTTCTCTATGTCGATCCCAATAAACTCACTAAGGTCGAGGAGTCTGATGATAGTATCCGCAAGTTCAGTGGGAAATCCCACAGGCTTGGTAAATCCTGTACCCTGCTCATTCTCGGTGTAGAGTACGAGTGATAGAGTAGCTAGACTATCCATAGTCCGCCAATCCTCCACAGCTTCTGAGATTTCACTATGAGCTAGTAGAAGTTTAATACCTATATCCTGGTGAATATCTTCAGCTGTCTCTACACCCTCCCACCAACCATGATCCACAGCAGTCTGATGAATCTTTTTAGTTAGTTCGTTTAGTTCCACGATGGTATACCTCCACTACATACTGCTTGAAATCCTTATAGTACTTAGCCTCACCCTTACTGGTAATCCGCTGCACCTTCAGACAATACTTACACTCAAAAGCAGGTGAAGTTCCATTGTCCTCTAGATGTACCCAATGATGAGCCGAAGTAGGCGATAGACTACATTTCCAACTATCGCCTTCTACGTAGGCTCTATCTTTAACAGGAACTATTAGGTCGTTCTTTAATTTGATGCCACTTGTCAGGACGCCCTCCTAACCCCTCAAGTTGGCGAGAGAGTAGTTCAATATCTATAGATAGACGAGTTATCTTAATACTATAATCCTTGCCATTACTACTGTTCTCATACCTTCTAATCCTCCAGTGATAACTAGCGATGCGCCGTAATATAGTTTGCCTGAGTGCTGCATCTACTGGATTAAGATCCAGCTTTTTCCTACCCCGCCTAGGTACCTCATACTTTGATAACTTAGATAATCCATCCTCCATCCAGCAGTCAGGATGCCAGTAGATACGTTTATTCTGGCCACGTTGTCCTATCTGTGGATTGCCTGTAGAGATAGGTTCTAAACACCCATCCTTGTTGCAGACCTTAACCATGCCACTTCTTGATAGCCATGTATCCATGGTGTTATTATAGCATATATGCATACTTTTGTCAAGGACTATAACATTCTTTATTATTGACAATTAAATTGGCACTTGACATTCACAACTAAGTATGATATGCTAAGGAGGAGGTGATATATGACTAATGCAGATATGGTTATTACTTCAGACGGCCAACAGATAGATGAATCTCCCTCTCAAGCTGCCGTAGAAAGCTTTATACCTTACTTTAGTTTAGATAGCCAAAAGACCAAATACCTGAGCTATAGGGCTACTGGATTCACAGTGAGGGAGTCCGCTCAACTTGCAGGTATTGGTAAGAAATGGCCTGAGAGACAGATCAGGCGTTGGAGAGCGAATGACCCTCTATTCGCTTACTGGGATGGGGAAGGTATTGTTGAACTCCAGAAACAAGCTGGTGCCCATTTCACCTTTGCCGAATTTACTCGTAACTTTAGACTTGCGATGGAGAAGGATGCGAAGGTACTGCATAAGTCTATGCTGGAGGGTGAAGAAGGTGAGGATGGTAATATTGTCTATTTGACCAAGGAGGAGCACGAGTACTTGCTCAAGATTAGACCTCTATACTCTCCCCAGGCTTTAGAGGCTATTACTAAGGTACTTAAATCCGGTGGCGAGGATGGTAAGAAATGGAACTTCACCGAAGCTGTGGTAGAGTTGAGTAGCGGCGGTACCGTGACATTTAGACAAGGGGAAGTAAGTGCCTAGTAAGGTAATCAAACCAAAGTTATATGGTCGTTCTAAACATCCAGTGAGTAATAGAGAGAATAGAATATGTGAAGGTTGTGGCGGTAAGTTTAACATAGTAATGATTAAACCAGATACCCTTTGTAAAGTGTGTACACTTGCCCAGACATAGACAATCAGTTAGACAACAGTCAGCAAGGAGGAGTAATATCCGCTCTGCTCAACATAGTCGTAGAGGCAGACATAATCAAAGATACCGTAGGCGTAGACATAGATGAACTACACAGTTAAGGAACTAATCCAGAATGAGATTCTATTCACTGAGACTCTAGTTCAAATTGCAGATAAAGCCAGACGGACAGTACCCTTCCATCGTAACCATATTCAAAAAGAGTTTGACAAAGCTGAGACAGGTAGAGATGTCATAGTCAAACCAGCTCAGGTGGGATTTAGTTCAAGGCTAATCTCCAAAATATTACATCGTACTATTACCATACCCAACACAACTAGCGTTATAGTTGCCTATGAAGATTTCATCACTCAGAGATTACTTAACAAAGCCCAGAGTTTCTACGATAGTCTACCTAAAGAATTTAGACCAGAAATGGACCGTCGGGGAACTCATGAGAAGTTCTTTGCGGATATTAACTCTGTGTTGTATATTGGTTCTGCTCGCTCCTTTACCTTTGCCAGAGGCGAGGCAATCCATAATTTTCTGGCTGATGAGTACGCATTCTGGCCAGACCCTGAGAGAATAATGGGACCTGCACTTGATAGAGTAGTCAAACCCCACGAAGGGGGTAGATTTTGGGTACTCAGTACTCCTAACGGTATGGAGAATGCTTTTTACGATATCTATATGAATGCGAAGGAAGGGGTGGAGATAGGCGGTAGTCCTTTCACCCCCCATTTCTATCCATGGTATATCCATGAGGAGTATAGGTTAGAAGAGGGCCATCCAGATGCATTACCTAAAGATCAAGGTAAATTAGTTAATCTAGACAGTGACGAGTATACACTGAGATCAATTGGTATAGATGATGAACAACTTAGATGGAGAAGGTTAAAAAAGGCTGAGAAGGAGATACTGAGAAGGTCTGGGGAGACGAGAGTACTATTTGAACAGGAATATCCCTCTAATGATATTACCTGTTTCCTAACCGCAGGAGATATGGTCTATGATGCGGATATGGTTAACTCTAAAGCTAAACAGTGTAAAGAACCACTTATTAAGGATAGAGATGTATGGATCTGGGAAGCGCCTAAACAGAATCAAATTTACCATATGCCAGTAGACCCAGGCCAAGGTAAGCAAACTAAAAGTGTAATTCAAGTATGGAGGTACTGGTGGGAAGAGGTAGATGGTCGAGAGATAGAATACGGTAAGCTCTGTGCGAACTTCTCTGAAATTGCCGGTATTACTGAGACTAACAATCAGATGGAGCGCATGGGTCAGATGTATGGTAATGCCAAATCAGCTATAGAAGCTAATGGGCATGGATTGGGTTTAATCCATGAGACAAGTTATAATAACTTATATATGCGGAAGGATATAGTTAAAAATATAGAAACTATGGTACCGGGATGGTATACGTCACCTAGAACTAAACCTACTATGATTAAAGAGTTAATGAAGATGTTACCTAATTTGGAGATTCCAGATCTTAGAGTAATCTCAGAGCTAAGGAATATCCGTGAAGACCCTATGAAAAAAGGTTTGTATGTGAGTGTAGGAGCAGATGATAACCACGACGCTGCGGCTATAGGAGTAATTACTAGAGATTCACGGCCAATAGAACACGAGATGATAGAATATGGATGGTAAATAATGCCAACACTAGATAGAGCGACGACTATTCGAAGTAGATGTAATAGTCTGCAGAAAAATCATTCAGTGAGGAATAAGAAGATTCAGGAATGGTACAAAATTATCAACCTTGAGGAGAATAAAGAGATACCTCCTCGAATGGAGAACTTTACTGGTAATGACCCTAAGACATACTTTACCATGAGTAGATTCCTCCTTACCAACCCTGCGATCCACAACATTATAGATACTAATAGGATGAATGAGAAACAGTCTGAGGCGGTGGGATTGTTAGAAGACCTCGCTGATCTAGGTTGGGCAGATAACTTTAAACAAGCATTACAACAGGGTAGAGGTGGATTCCTGTATAGGTTTAGTGGACTACTAATTGCTCAAGGTGGTTACGCAGTCTTTGCCAAGGCTTTTAGTGATAGACTAATAGCCCAGGTCTGGAACCCTTATCAGGTATTTCCAGACTTTGATGATTGGACTAATGGTCCTAGTGAAGTATGTAGGATATACGAAGTACCAGTTGCTAAGGCTAGAAGTATTGCGTATAGTAATGGTTGGGTAATACCTAATTTTAATTTCCAAGGTAATACTAAGATCTATAATTACTTTGGCTATACGGATGAAATGGTACCTTATAACACGGTGTTAATAGGTAATGACGTGGTGAGGTGGACGGAGATAGGTGGAAGTAGGTTGCCAGTATATTATAGCACAGCGGGTGGGATACCAGATATAGATGTAGTACTAGGTAGTACAGAGAACTTTCCTGGAGAAAGTATCATAGCGACTAATATAGGTATCTATAAGAACCTGAACCGCACTATGACTCATATTCAACAGATAACCAAGGATACTGCTCAACCGCCAATTAAGGAATATAGTTCTAATGCAGATAAAAAAATAGTCGATGAGAATAAAATATTCACTAGAGCCTACGTGATGAGAATGGGTACGGGTGAAGATGTAAGGGTATTGGACATGCCCAGTCTACCTCCCGAAACTACCTCCCATGCAATTAACATCAATGATATGAGACAAAGAGGTAGTGTCCCTGACATAGCCTTTGGCAATCTCCAGCAGAGTGGATTAAATAGTCTAATGATGAGCCAGGTTACCCAAGCTGCACTTAGTGCACTACAGCCTTACCTAGATGTAACTGTCTCTCTATTCAATGAGATTAATGATATGTGGGTGAAGGAGGTATTAGATAGAGGCTGGTCACCATATGGCTGGATTAAACCTACTAACTTACCACCCGTTGATGATATAAAGTTTAATACAGATTTCAGGGTGAAGATACCTGGTGATCTAGTCAGTCGAGCCACTACCATGCGGATGTTGGCACCAGATATAGAGATCAGTCCTGAGACTACACTAAGCTTACTATTCCCTGAGATTAAAGACCCAGCTAGAGAACTGGCTAAGGCTCATAGTTCAAAGGTAATGAACCATGCAATTGAGGAAACGAGACAACTGTTAGAAAGTTATCGGGTTAGAGCTGAACAGTTAAAAACTGAAAATCCGAGGTCAAGTGAATTATACTCTAAAATTGCAGCTAGGTTAGAACAAGAACTTACTGGTGAGACTGAACAGGATCCTGCTCCTTCACCTAGACGTACCTCACCTAGACGGAACCTTCCTATCCCTCGACAGGAAGTATTACCCCAGGAAGCAGGACCGGTCAATGGTAATGTACCTCAAGTTCCTGAAGAGGCAGGTTTATAATGCAACAGAGAGATGAAATTAGACCGCCAGTACCGTTCCCGCCAAGTAAGATAGGTCATGTACCTCCACCTGGTAGAACACCTTTTGAAGTTATTAGGAAATTAGGTGCGGCGCAGAGATTGGATTTAACTACACTTAGTGATGCTAGATTTCAAGTATCTAGTGAACTCAAGTCAAATAGAATTGGAATAGAGAGTTTAGATGCTAATATAGGTAATCTACAACAACTACATACTGAGAAGTATAATGAGGTAGCAGGGTTAATCTCATTATCTATGGATATACCTCGTGTAGGAGGTCAAACTAATCGTGGTGGATCTATTATTTCCAGATTCTGGAGTTTCAAAAATAGATGAACAGAGAGCAGCACTAGTAACTAGTAGGCAAGAACTAGCTGCCATGGATAGAACACTTCAACTTCTTATCCAGGATAAGACAGATGCACTAAGTAGAGATAGTAGGCTTACGTGGCAAGATTATATACTCACCGCAATAGATAGAATAGATCCCATTGTTACCTTCTTTGATGAAGATGGTAATCTGCAATTTGGATCTCCCGAAGAACTAGTTAGTCTATTCCGTAATGAAGGTGGGTTTGAACATCTTAATGCAGAGGACGTGGAATGGTTAACAGGGGTTATCTCAAGGGCTAAAGAGGAGATTGCTGAGAGGTTAACTGAAACTATTCCCTTAGAGAAGTTCTACTTAGAGCAAAAAGCAGGTAACGTAAGAGCTATCTCAGATATGACTATTGAGGAGACTGTTAAAGCACTTGCATTTGGTGATCGACCTGTACTTACTCCTGCCCAGGCGTTTAGATATAACCAACAACTCTCAGTGATTCTACAAAGAGCGGGTGATTTGACTGAAACAGAGAAAACTGAGGCTTGGACCCGAGACATCTTAAATAGGATGTCTGAGATTAATGCTGAGAGGGAAGCAAGTATCCAGGGGATGGTGAGCCTAGGATTCCCCGAGATAGGTATGTGGAGACAACTATATATGGGGGTAGTGAGTCCTGCCATACTAGGTTTAGAAGCAGTTCAAGCCTATAGTAAATACTACGTCATGCCCTGGGCGGCAGCAGTACTAATTGAGGGTAAAAAGTTAAACGCTATATATAATAGTGTATTTCCTACTCTTGCACTACCTCAAGGGGATGTATCCCTAGGACCTCTTGCAGCTTGGCAGTTTGGATTAGTTACCCTAGAAAAACTAGCGCCTTTTGATTTTAAGCTAGATGAACTAGAGATGAGTTTTAAAGAACTAGACAGAGATAATAATCGCTGGATGGCTTACTCTAAAGCCTATGAGGAATGGGAAGCTAACGGGGCGGTTAAGTTAGGAATAGAGCTAGCTCTAGACCCTCTCACCTATGTGGGGTTTGGAATAACTACAAAGATACTTAAACCTATTCCATTGGTAGGTAAACACCTCGCCGCATTTAACCACGGCTATATGCAGTTTACTGATGATATGGTGAGTGGGGTATTCAAATCTGTGCGAGGATTCCCCAAGACTATAGCTATGAAGTCGATGATTAAATCCTCAGATATCCATGTGAGTCTTTTAAATAACTTCTTTAGAGTAAGTGGCAAGTATATAGATGATCTAGGTACTAAATCAGGTGGTGAGTTAGTAGCAGGTTGGATGAAACTAGCCGCATTGTTAGTAGGTAAAGGCAAGTTGCTAGGTAGTGGTCCTATTCAACAGATTCAAACTACCCTGATGCAGTCATCGAGTAAACGAGTAATTAGACCTGAACAGATATCTGGTACTGCACTTAAATTACTACGCTCAGATATTATTACTAAAGTAGACGATGTAACAGTTACTCAGTTCTCTGATGTCCAAAACTACTTTAATAAAGCACTAGCTGATGACTCAGACGCCAATATAACTCAAACGGCACAGAAGTTAGTAGAGATACTATCCCCAGGTCAAAGTGGTCAGCCACGAATACTAAAGGAGATGACAGGTGCACTGAGAACGTGGATAGCAGACCTTCGAGCAGATATGATTAAACTTACCACGCCTAGAGGTAATGAAGGTGGATTTAGTATAGTTGAACGTGTGGTAAAGGAGGCGTTTACTTCTGAAGACGATATTCTAAGGATACCCACACAAGTACTTCACGAAGGTAGCTTTCTGGGGTACCAGTACCAAAAGGGTATAGTTAGTGGGATGTTAAGTGGAGTAGATGCTACGACTAGACTGCTCTGGACAAATTGGTTAGAGAAGAAATTAATTATCCCTTTCAGCAGAGCATTTCTAGTCTTCGGCGCATATGGGCCATTTAACTTACTAGAAGGGATAATGAAACCACTTCTCGAGGATCTGCCTGCGCTGTTCGTCTCCAAACGTTTTGGGTTCATGGGGACTAAGTGGTCACCTAAGCATAGACATGATGTAATAGCCAGGGGTATAGAGAGGAAAGTAACAGAGCTGGAAGGAGGGGCAATCGTTGAGCAGCTAGGTCCTATTGGGGATGGAGATATGGGTAATATTGCTGAGAGGATACTAGCTCTAAGGATTAGTAAAAACTTTGATGCCTACCACTGGATGGTCCGAATGTTTGGCAGGATTGGACTGAACCAGCGTGCGGACTTCATGGTCAAAGCTACTCATAGGGAGTTATGGAGGCAGGACTATGAAACTATGCAGGTGCTGGATAAGGAATTTATTAAATTATGGAGGAAGTACCCAGGTATAGATTCTGAATTTGATGGCATGATGGAGACTATACTTAGGGATGCGTTAACAGTAGATGAAGCAACCTTTAGAGAAACTGTAGAAATCGCACTGCGGACAATCCCTGAACATAGGGTGGAACAAGTATTAAAACGCTTCCCTGATCTAGGGGTGGAATATAGACAGATAATTACCGAAGGGGTTAGAAGTGGCGAGATGTTCTCTAATCCTAAATTCTTTGGCAACCTTAGAGAGGTAGCAGTTAATGTAACTCTCAGACATCCTCGAGATATGTCTCGAAGGTTTGATAAACTAGTAGCGGAGTTTAGGAAGCTACAACCACAGAACTACAAGGAGCTGTTGAATAAGTTTAACCAGGTACTAGAGCTAACACATCTGCGTCAGAGGGTTCATCATAGTATCCAGAAACAAGCTGATCTAGTGGCGAGGGGTAAGTCTGTCGCAGATAAGGATAAGATGTTCAATGAGGTCTACGAAGGGTTACAGGACTTCCTCCGTACCTCTAATGATTCTATCTCTGCAATGACTACTCAGATGAAGCACCATCTGGAGATACAACTACAACCACCTGTAGAGTGGGGGAAGGTAACTATAGCAAAGGGGTTGAATAGACAAAGGGTTAGAGATGTAGTTAATAACCTTCCATTAGATCTGAAAATATCTCTAAAGAATATCCGTATAACTGGAGGTAGTGATCGGGAAATAGCTAGTCAGATATTCCAGGAGTATCTAGAAGATAGTATACTAAAAGGTAATCTCCAACCCTTTGCTGAATACTTGAACCGTACTGGATTTACTGAAGCTGCTGAGGATATGACAGCACAGGTATTCCAAGTAGGTGCGAGGAACCTCACCCCTGCCGGAAATGCTAGAGAGTTAATGAAACGGTTTAGAGCGAAGGATAGTGTATTTAATATAAAGCGGCTGGCTGACGAATTCGCAGATTATGCTAGAGCGAGCAGTAAACAAGACTATATAGATATTAGTTTTGATAAAGATATCAGTTGGTTCATTGGTGATAGACCCCTAGACGTCAAGGAAGTAGTAGATCGGGCTCGTAATCAATTCGATGCCTTTGAATCTATCTGGCCAAAACGTCTCTCCACACTAAGAGGAGACGTCCCTAATCAAGACCTCATCCACGTGGACAACATGATCCAACTTATGGATGAGTATAATGTGATCTACAACGAGGCGTTTACTAAGTTTAATAACTTCCGTACCACCCACTTTGCCAACAGACCTAAAAACCTAAAGGATAAGGTTGCCCAGGGTAAGTTCTGGGATGAATACTTCTACAACAAGCAGGTCATATTTGACGATGTTGAGAAGGTAGCTAACGATATGCTTAAAACCCGTGAGGTACCGATTAGCGCCTTCCTAGCTAGGGCAGAACAACCACCTCACGTAATGCCAGCATTAAATGGGACTATCTCTACAAATGATGTGGTACAACTGTTAGGCGGCGGTAGTCCTCAGGACCTAGATCAATCTGTACTAAGTGAGTTCCTCCAGACCCTGGCAGATAAAGATACTTGGATTGCAACTATCCGTGGTAAAGCTAATATGATGGGTAAGTACCACAAGATCGCTGATGAGATGATTGAACAGGTATGGAGTGAGGAGAGGATAGGTCAAGTATATGATAGACTAGTCACCCAACAATTCCCGATGATTCAAAATGCAGTAAAGGAATATAACTCTCCTCTATTCCAGCAGATTCACGACATTGAACAGGAGATGGGTCAAGTAGCTAGGCTGAGAGGTTGGGATGAGAGTAGACAGAATTTAATCCGCCAGTGGGTGGATGATAGTGCAAATGAGTTAAATAAGAACCTTCACCTCCAACAGATACAGTGGACAAAACCAAGTGGGATAAGGACTTATGGAGGTCCTAGTAAAAAGATAAAGATATTTAGCACTAATGAAGAGTTGTTCGATGCGGGGGATGTATCAGAGATTAGCGCTGGCTTTGGCAGGTGGTTATCTAATATTCAAAAAGAGCAGATTGGAGGGACTCTCTGGGATGGAGATGAACTCCGAGAGGCAGGTCATAGATGGGTGACAACCGCAGTTGACTATTTCCCTCCACCCCGACGTGCAGCGATTAGAGATAACTTTGGCAAAGTAGCAGAAGCTAATGAAGCATATCAGATTGATTTACGTATAGGTCTCCAAGAGCAATTTGGTGATACTGTCACTGTTTGGAGAGGAGTTAGACTGAAGGATTTTGGTACTCTAGGTACCGGTGGCCATGAGTATATAAATGTAACGTTAAATAAAGACACTGCAGCGAGTTTCTCTGATCTGAGCGGTGCCGGTATTGTTCAGAGAATGGAGATACCTACTAATGAAATAGTGGCGTTGGGTAGTGGACCTGAATCGGAGTTAATAATCCATAATAGAGCATTTAGGGAGGTAGATACACAACTCAAAATACACCTAGACCGTGAACAGAGTATTAGAGACTTTCTCACTCTCAAAGAGGTGAATAGGCAGAACGTAACTGAAGTATTTAACTCTCTTAACCAGGCAATTACTGAGATGGAAGGTGCAGGTGTGCATCCGACTATGGTAAATAGTGTTAGAGAACGACTGAGGAAACTCTATAAAGCTGACTTCGAAGTTTCTGAGTTACCCTCTGCAGCACTATTTGACTTTGCAGATGCACTGAGAGACATAGAAATACCTCCCTTCGAGTTCAAACCCCGCACTTGGCGTGAAACTAGAAACGCTGCCTACGATGATGCAAGTAAGCTCTACTTCAACTCATTCGCAGACTACGCTCATCCAACTGCTGTCAACCAATTCATGCGAAGTATATTCCCTTATTGGACATACGAAGCTCACCGTTGGCACTGGATAATGAGAGAAGCAATAAGACATCCAGGCACGGCTGCGGCGTGGGGTAAGTATATGGACTACTCAGACAATGGGTACATACCACTACCCTTCTCGGACTCCATGCAGTTCAACCCCCTGAGAGGGACTATCTTCATGGGTGGGATGTCTAGACTAATGCGCCGAGACTTCCCTGAGTTCCAGGACAATATGCCTGCGATTGCTGAACCAATAGACATGCTAGGTAGATTTGGGTTCTATCCCAACGTAGCTATCATGGGTATATTACAATTCATAGGTCCAGGTGACCCTAGACGGAGACAGGCTTATAGTCAAGTAATACCCTCTACTTGGATGAGTATCCTGTATGGACTACAAGGTATTCCAGGTACAGATAGCTTCAATCGTCTGACTGAGATTTTATTCCCTGAACCTTTTAGAGACTACTACACAATGTTGGCAGCGGGAGATATGATAGCAAATAACCCTGCCATCTATAATCCTGATGAGATTAGTGCAGTAGATATATGGACTAAGAAGTTCAGGGGTACCAAGCTACTACCTTCTGAACAAGAGCTTTGGGATAAAGCATTTAGAGCTTCTTCTAAGAGTCTATTACTAATGAACCAAGCTGGTGTGCTTAGAATGCAACCTAAAACTCTAATACTAGCGCAACAGGAAGTTAGGGAACTGATAGAGGACTGGACAGGTGTTAGCGTAGAGAGACAAGAAGCTCTTAATCGTAGAGGTATGAGATATAATGACTTCATCCGTAAATACTTAACCTTAGAACAAATGGAAATACTCAATAACCTAGACGCCTTTAAAATCTGGGCAGGGAAAGTAATTCCATTACTACCTTCCCTTGAAGGTAGAGAACGAGTTATCCACTATGAGTTCTGGGACAGCGTAGTAAGGAGTAGAGAGGACGCAGCTGGATTAGGTATATTCCACCCTGAAACAGGTGAACAGATATCTAAAGGTATGGAGCAGATAGACGCAGACTTTAGACTGACGGGTAATTCTACTGTATGGAAAAGTGACCTAGGAGATATTCAAGGTGCACTGAATGATTTTAGAAATATACTAAGTACACTGCCACAGTATAAGGATATCCCTATCACCCGTGAACAGCGAGAGGCAGTATGGGCAGAGACTGGTATACATCCCTTGGCGTGGAGTCCTGAGGAGGAGATACTATTTAGTTACTATGAGGTACAGGTAAAAGAGGTAACTAGATTCAATGAGGACGTAGGTAGGTATGAGAAGTACCTAGACTGGGATACTTTCTGGGCACAGAGAGAGACTATCCTCAGCATGGTAAAGGAAAGGAATTATGAGTTCTATCTTAGATTAATAAATAAAATAGATAAGAACCTAACTGAACTAGGCCGGGTGTTTAGACAGTATAGTAGAGAATGGAAAACACCTTATAGAGGGATAACTCAAATAGTTCTAGAGACCTTTACAGACGAAGAGAGAAGTATTATCCGCAGTTACCGCTCTGCTACCCTAGAGGAACAAAATAGACTACGTGAGCTAAAGAATGACCAAGGTAAGATAATATCTACTTATGATGCTAAACTAACGGGAACTAGAAAACGCTGGAGAGAAGTTAACCCAGAAGGTGAAGCCTGGATGTTGTTCTTTGGTGATGTAAGTACAGCAACTACCGATGAAGCTTGGGAGATATACCTAGCTTTTAAGGTACAACATGACATAGCTAGTGGGTTGGGGAGCGAATAACTAGCTGTGATATTAATAGATAAACAATTAAATAGCCCTTATTTTAATCTCCTGGGATATGTGTATAACTCCCTGAATATCAGGCTGGCACCCACCTGAACAATTATATAAACAGTCTCAACGCACCATAGGCTACTTGACACAGGCAATACACCGTGATATAATCTTATGGAGGTGAAGAATGCTAGATGATTCTAAAGATGGAGATGGACAGAACACTGGAGATGGAGACGGGGAAGGTGAAGGTGGCGGGGTTGATAAAAGTACACCATCTACTTCTAAAATGGTCAAAGAATCTGACCTCATGGCAGTGAAAAGTCAAAATAAGGAAGCTAATGAGAAGGTAACTAACCTTACTTTTGACCTCTCCACTTCTAATGACAAGGTTACTAAACTTGAAGCCGAGATATTAGGCTTAACTGAAAAGGTAACTAATGCTGCATCCTCTGAAGATGTAGAGAAGCTGAAGTCTGAACTGGCGGCCAGTACGGAAAGCCGTGAGAGGTTGGAGAAACAACTTCTCGATAATAGAGTAAATAGTTTAGTCACTACACATAAGATAGATAAGGCTAAACTGGAAGGTAAGTCCTCAGACCAGCTTGACCTCCTGGAGGAGGTTCTAAAGGGTACGAGTGAAAGTAGCAAAGGGTTTGATCTTAGCGGAGGCGGTGGAGGAACAATTCGACCTGAGAAACCTAGAGATAGAATCCTAGCTGCGTTAAATGCAGAGAATAACCGTTAATAAAGGAAGGATAAACAGATGGCCGTAGTTGGTCACTGGGAAAACCTGGCAGAAGCTGAGAAGCTTACGCAGTCTATGTTGCTCTCTGGAGTAATAGACACTGTGATAGAAGCTGGTCAGTTGATACCAAGGATGCCCATTAAACAGATATCAGGATTAGACCTTGTTTACAACCGTGAGAAGTCTAGCAATGCTCAGGATGGCGCTGGATTCTATGACATCCGAGAGCAGATTACCTGGACATCTGACGTAAGTTATGACAAGGTGACAGTACCTCTGAAGCGAGTCATTAGACAGGACCCAATTGACAAGTTTGTAGAGATGACTTACAACAACGTCAATGACTATAAAGCTCTGATGATCCAACAGTTGGCGAAGCGAGTAACTAGATTCCTTGAACACCAGATTATCTATGGGGATGTCACCTATGGAGGGTCAAAACAGTTTGATGGTCTCCACGCAATGGCAGAGGAACTTACTGGTGACTTAGACGTAGATATGGGTGAAGCTGGTCTATCCCTTATGACTCTGAGGAAAACCTTAGATGCTTGTAAAGTAGACCCAGATAAAGCAGGTGCAGAAGGTGTGTTCTGGTTGTTCCCACGTGAGATAGCTAGACGAATGTCTGCTGCTTACTTTGAACAGGGGATAACCACTGGCGGTTCTAACACATTAAGTCAATCATCCTTAATCTCTCAATCAATAAACGATGCGGGTAGACGGGTGATGGCTTTTGACAACATACCTATAATAGTTTCAGACTTCCTCCAAGCAGAACAAGATAATACTGGAGTAGGTAGTGATGCTAGAGCATTGTATACTGCTGACGATAAACAGTATTCAGTGTTCCTCATACGAATGGGACAGACTGAAGATGGTGGTCTCTCCATGCTGTTTGGTGGTGGTGGGAGTGAAACAGGAGAAGTATTTAGGCGAGAGACATTTGAGAAACTAGAGGACTTTGACTCTGGCGGAGAACGTCTTGTCACCTACATGGCTCCAGCACTGGGTGCACAGCATAGTCTTGCAAGGATATACGACATAGAGGATGTAGCCGTAGTAATATAGGGTACTAGGACATAATAGGCACTATGGAAGAGGAGTTGGGCTGTGCCAAGAAATATAACAATGCCTTGGATTCAGACTGAGCATGGGATGAGTATTGTTTATCCCCGTGATGCAGTCTATACAGGAGACCTTCTAGGTCTTAATCAGATACTAAAAGATGGACTACATAATGTAAGTACGTCGCAGCAGTTACCTATAGGTACTATGATCTATGATCTGGGTGGAGATAGTGTCTATAGATACGCTGAGTATGGTGACACCACCAAAGCTGGAGATGTAGTTCAAGCAGAACAGCCGGATCCTGCACATGATGACCTTAATCCGGCCGGATCAGGTACTGGAGCAGGGGTAACAGCGGGTAGTACAATTATCTCAATTGCTACTAGTATTACTCTAGTAGTAAATGAGTATGCAAATGGGTTCATGGTAATTGAAGCAGATACTGGTAAAGCTTATAGGTATGTTATTGAGTCCAATGAGGTTGCTGCTGGTGCTTCTAATGCGAATGTAGTACTTTGGGATAATGGACTTGAGATTGCTATAGACTCTACCAGTGATGTAAAGTTGATTAAGAATCGCTGGAAGGAAGTAATTATCTGTCCTACAACTCTGACTGCTGACGTCGCAGGTGTAGGTATGGGTGTAGGTGCGGATGGTAGCTTTGGGTGGATTCAGACTAGAGGACCAGCAGCTGTACTAACAGCAGGTAGCTTGGTAGTAGGCAATAATGCAGTACCATTGACTACAGCAGGGGCAGTGGGACCATCTGCTGGTCACATACTACCTAATATAGGTAGAGTGATGGATGTAGGCCCGACTACTGAACATAGTCTGATATTCCTTACTCTAGAGTAAAGTAAACAGGGAGGGTAGGTAGAGATGCACCCTTCTATCTGCCCTTCCTAGAGGATAACTTATGCCTTTACCAGTTGAAACCTTAACACCAAATAGTAGTCGTGAGGAAATTCAAGCTGCGATTAGTGCTTCCATCTCCCAGTGTATGAGTGAAGGGGGTAAAGAGCAGGAACAGTGTGTAGCTATAGCCCAGGAGATAGCTAGAAAGACCACTGGAGATGGTGGTGGAAATGTAGCAGGAAGGAAAATTAGAGCAGGTTTAGAACAAGCTTAATAGAATAACCGTTAGCACTTGGAGATAAAGAAAGGACCACTAAGATGCCAACACTTGTACAAATAGGTGAAGAGCAGGTAACAGTCGCAGATAGCGCCAAATCGCTTACTGCAGCTGAGATTACTAATAAAGTAATCATGGCTCGGATGAAGCTAGAGACTGCTCAAATTAGGTACAATGCAAAAACAGACCCCACTGCCGGTGGTACAGAGGGGTCTTTTATTATGGATATAGGGGATGAGATAGAAGTGTGGGGTCAAAAGGATCTATTTGGATTTCGAGGTTTTAGAACGGGCACTCCAAGTGGCAAACTCCAGGTACAGTACTTTGGTAGTGGGGATTAACTATGTCTATAAAGACTGTAAGTAAGTTAAGGAGTCTAGGCGGTGGTCCACTATACCTGGATGCTGATGGTGATACCTATGTAGAGGCACCTACTGATGATACTATCGAATGGTATATTGGTGGTAACCTCAATATGTCATGGACAGATGGAGAAATAACTGTCTTAGATGCAAAGGATTCTGCCTGGGGTACAGGTATTGATACGGTATTAAGGTGGTCTACTGCGGACGCTAGTAACCACGCACTTGCCTTGGGGTTAGGAGATAGTAGTCAAGCACTACATATCACAGATAAAGGTGCTATTGCTACAGACTGGAACATCGGGGCTACCACACATCCCAATGTCTACATTCACTCCAACACGACGCCTGCTACTGACTACTTACGGTTGGGAGGCCACGATGGGACCACGGCGTATGTAGATGTTGTAGGAGGGACAACTCTTGCTGTGCAGGTAGACGGCGTAACTCAGTACAGTGCCGATGCTACGAATCTGATAGCTATCGACAATAATGCGTTTGCAGCAGGGGCAGGGGCAGACTCTCGTATCTACTACGATGGCACAGATACCTTCTGGGACTTGAGAGCAGTGGGTACGGGTGATCTGATGATTGCCCTTGCGGGTAGTTTTCCAAGTCCCGACGCAGAGAAAGTACACATCTGGAGGGGCAGTGCGGGTGTTGTAGACGGTACTGCTGTTTCTGCGCTTGTTCTTGAAGATGACGGCGATGTGAGCCTTAATCTACTTGGGCCAAACGCTAATAATAAGTCAATACAGTTCGGAGAACCTTCTTCAAACTATAGAGGACAGCTTATCTTTCGAGGAAGTGGTGGATCTCCTGCAGATACATTCCAGTTCGACATAGCTACCACAGTAAGAATGCAGCTTAATGCCACAGGACTGGATCTCCTCAACAACAGTCTTCTCAACGTCGGTGCTGCCGGGAACGACTGGACGGCTAACACGCTTACTCTTAGCAGCGATAATAGCGGAGGTAACCAGCGTATTATCGTCGAAAACACTTCAGCTAACGCTGCTAGCCACGCTATCATAGCTGCAACAGTTAAAGGTGCTTCAGCTGGAGACCCCAAGATTCTTCTGACAGTTGATGGTGTTGCCGTCTATGCTAACGGGATAGATGCTTCTACTGCGGCTTGGGTATGGTCTCTCAGTGAGTATTTAGGAACAAACGACCGGATGCGGCTTGCCAGCGATACAGGGGTGTTGAGCGTGGATGGTGCGGGAGCGGGTAATGGCCTTCCCACCCTCTTCGATGAATACGATGACGCAGCAGAACTTCGCACCTTTCAGATGGCTAACGTCCCTTGCTCTATGATTACTAGGGAGCAGCAGGTAGCAAATCAGAAGCGACTTGTAGAGATAGGTGTTGCAGAGTGGGCAATCCAAGAAGACGGTTCACACCATTGGATGATGCGGGTACAGCCCATGAACAGACTGCTTGCAGGAGGCATCTATCAGAACCGTCAGCTAATAGACGAACAGGCAGAAACCATTGCAGCGTTGAACGAGCGTATGGATACTCCATACAAGGAGCTAAATCGTAGACTACAGGCTATAGGAGCGTAAGTTATGGCAGAAACATTTACTGAGGATGTGCTGGAACATTTATCTGTTGAACAACGCAAAATCAACAGTACGATTAACGCTGTACATGAGGTAAATAATAATAAGGCTAAGTATAAGACCGCTGAAGTAACTATTCTGATAGCAGAGGTCAAGGCCCATGATGCAACCTGTACGGTATGTGCAAATTGGGCAGGTAATAACCGTCCCGTACCCGACTAATATGAGGTATTATAATGGAACTAGGTATATTAGATAGACTAGTCCTCCTTCAGGTAGTCCCCAAACAGGGGGATATTACTACCATCAAACTAGTCCAGGACTTTATCTCAGAATGTGGATTTAGTGAGGAGGAACTGGAGGAGTATAAGATAGGTGAGACTGCGCAAGGTGGTGCTAAATGGGATGACCCTGAGGATAACCCTTATACTAAGGATGTAAGTATAGGGGATAGATTATTCAGGATGATTAAAAAGGAGTTTCAGAATCTCAATAAAAAGAAACAGTTACAGCTGAGTCACATTAAGGTATATGATAAGTTTATTCCACCTAAGGTAGAGGATAAACCTAAACTAGTCAAAGAAGCTACTGGCTAATAGATGCGTACTATTGACTCGGCTATAACCACAGTAATGGAATCTGACTCACGGAAGGTATTCTGTGAGATTAAAATTATTACTAGTGAACCTTCTACCAGTGAGGACTTTAATACCACGAATAAATTAATAAATATTCAGGGTATAGAAGAACCCTATGCGGGTAGTTGCAGGATAATTCTTAAAGACTATAACCAAGCACTGAAGAATAAGGATTACACAGGTAGAAGGGTAAGGATAGGGTTCGGGTATAACACAACAGGTAGTCCAGCTAATAGAGCAATAGGTTATGGGGGCGAGGTACAGCCCTTCTGGATTATACACCATAATGTGGTGAGTGAAGCAGGAGCTACTTATGTGGTGTTAGAATGTGAAAGTATATTTAATAGACTAGCTCTAGAACCATTAGGGGTTGGAAATGCCGATGCGCCTAGTCAAGCGCCCAACTACAACGTAACAGTAGGATCAGCGGGAGGAGTTACAGAGAATAGAACAGAAGTAGGATTACCTCATACAATTAATGATCTGGTAGAGGATATGCTAGATCAAATTAAACCGTCCGGGTTTACTAGTGCAGGTATCCCTCTAGTTGACACCCCATTGGTCACAGGCCAACATGATGGTTCTGATGGCTTATCTGCACTAAATGATTCAACTGCAGACTTTATAGATGATGGTGTACAAGTAGGAGATTGGTTAGTTAATGTAACAGATGGAAGTTCTGTAGAGATCACGTCTCGCTCTGCTATTCAGATATTTGGGACTCTAGCTGGTGGTACAGCGAATAACTGGGATGAAGATGATGTCTATAAAGTATTTGATGCATTATACTATAATGATCTGAAACCTATGATGGTGTTTAGATGGAATACACCAGCTCTGGATATTATTAAAATAACTCTAGAGATGACCAGAACAGTACTACGGATGCAAGAGTTTGGCGCAGATATGGAGGCTATCTATCCTTCTGATACTAAAGTAAATGAGCAGTATGAATTTGGTGGTAGCGGTAAAATCAAACCCTTTAGTGTAGGTCATCAGAAGCAAGTAGAGAGACCTAATAGAGTCTATGTGGTGGATGTAGAACCTGAACCGGGTGGCGAGGATATCCATAGATTTGTGGGGGCGGTCGATAATTCAGTCAGTATGACTAGATATGGAGTTATGCCTGCACTTTTTGGCCCTACCACAGATGAGCAAGAGATTGAAGATCAGGATGAAGCAGATTCTCGGGCCGCTAGTTTAATGAGAAAGATAAATTCTGAAAGTGCAGAAGCTCTCATAGTAACTACCCCCCATATATTTTTAGAACTATTTGACAGAGTAAAGATAGTAGATAGTCGACTAGCCCCTACCACTCCACCAGAAGGATTCGTAGGTAGAATAGAATGGAGACTTAACCTCGATGAAAAGTTAGGGCCTATCCAGTTTGAACAGGAGATTAGGGTAGGTGGGTTGAGGAAATATGCGTGGACATCCACCTCCCAAACTTTGATGGGACCAGGAGGTCCAGTACAATTAGGTTTCCAGACTACTACTAGGATGAGTGAATATTATGGAGAGGTAGAACGTCATCGTATCGGCCCGAGGGAGTTGATAGATGTAGATTACAGCCGCATAGACCTAGACAGAGCACCAGCTATTATGGGATTACTTCAGCGGTATGGAGATATACCTAAGCGATTTGGAGGAGGTGGACCATTTAGTATCCCACCGATAGTTTCTCAGCCTATACAACGAGTAGCTGGTCAAGAACAATCTAGGCAACTAGTGAAATTCTTTGAGGAACTTCGGAACTATGAACGTGAACAGGCAATACCTGAACCGGATAGACGGCCTAGGGGAATAGATCTACAGCCAGCACAGAAGCAAATACCTAAGGGGAGACCTCTTGCCCATTAAAGAACGTAATAGAATACTTGTAGACTACGATAGAAGTAGACTTGGCATAGATGGCGGGCCACTATTCCCGTTTAACTCTGTATATCAGACTACCGAACAGATGATGGGAGCGATATTAGGCCCTTACCAGCAAAGTGGTCAGAACCTCCTTAGACAGAAGCAAATACCTAATAAGCTCTATCTCAATGGTATAAAAGCTGGGGAGGATATTAGTAGAGGCGATGTAGTCTATATATCTGCTGCTAACACAGTTAAAAAAGCTCTAGATAGTATCGGTATTATCTACAGTGTAATTGGCGTAGCTGCCCACACTGCTAGTAATACTGAGTTTATACTTGTACAAACCTATGGTCCTATAACGATCACGGCAAATGGTGCAGTGGCAGTAGGAGATCTAATTAGAGCGGCCACTGGTACAGCGGGTAGAGGTGAGACATTAACTAGAACTCATACCCATAGTATACCAAATATTTCTCATGACTTAGCTCATGTACATCCTAACCCCACAACAGTTAGTGATGCTCATACCCATACAGTCTCTAATACAGGTAGTTTTGACTCCGCTCATACTCATACTGAAGGAAATACCACAGGTAGCATAGACCTAGGCCATGCTCATACTCAGGCAGATACCGCTAGTGACGCTGGTGGAGGATCACATACCCATGGTAACCCTGTTACAAATAGTAATAGTGATGCACACTCGCATACCAATCCCAGTACAGGTAGTAGTCTAGGCAGCCATACACATACTGACTCTGGCACTGGCTCAGATAGCCATACTCACACTCAAGGTTCTACAGGTAGTAGCCTAGCTGACCCTGAGACTATGAGTACAGGGCCAACTAATGTTGAAGCTATTCCACTACCTGGTGCTGTAGTGGGTAAAGCAATGACTGTGGCAGCAGGTGCGGGTAATACTTTTGTACTCATGGTGACACTAAGTTAAAAAAGGAGCAGAATCATGCCACGTCGGAAACGAGGACCTTCAGCTGCTTACTGGCCAAAAATGAAAAGGACGAAAAGTAAGTTACCTCGAAAACGTAGAGGATCTCAACAACCCAAAGTTCGTAGACGTTACTCAGTGTAATGAAGCTGATGCTGAGAGTCATTCGCAGAGGTAGCCTAGGTCTATACCGCAAGGCCCAGTCATGGCGTGAGCGTGTCCTCACCAAGATCGAGTACCTTCAAGCTGAGTCTACACGCTGGCGACTAGCCTTTTCTACCCTCAAACTCCCGTACACGTTACTGATCGCAATGGGGTTCTCGCCAAGGACAGCCGTTACTCTCATTATCGCTGGCAGTACTGTAGGTGGAGGGGTAGTGGTAAACGAGACGG